CCAAATATATCGCTAGGTAGTACCCAAGCCGGGATCGGCGTCGGGGTGGGGGTTGGGGTTATCGTAGGGGTCGGCGTGATTGTTGCCGTAGCTGTCGGGGTCGGCGTGGGCGTTACAGTGACTGTTGGAGTTGGAGTCGGGGTTGTACCAGGCGGCGGGGTAGATGTTACCGTCGGGGTTGGCGTAGGCGTTGCAGTGACTGTTGGAGTTGGAGTCGGAGTTGCACCAGGTGGCGGGGTCGGGGTTAACGTTGGAGTTGGAGTCGGCGTTAAAGTAGGAGTTGGTGACGGTGTCGGTGTCGGCGTTAAAGTTAAAGTAGGAGTCGGAGTAGGAGTAACTGTCGGTGTAGCAGACGGAGTCGGAGACGGAGTCGGAGACGGAGTAGCAGTAGGAACTAAAGTTAAAGTTGGCGTTGGAGTCGGCGTTAAAGTCGGCGTCGGGGTCGGAGTAACTGTTGGGGTCGGGGTCGGGGTAGGAGCAATTACAGTTAATGAGAGTGTGCTACCGATTTGATTATCAAGACCTACAATATTAGAACCTGTTACTTTAATTGTATATACCCCAGGCGTTAACGTACTGATAGGTAAATTAATACTCCAGCCGCTATTGACCGGACAAGGTAGAACTCCGCCATTAGAGTAAGCATTATAAACATCATTTCTAGTACCACCTAAAGTAGCGCTATGCGAAGATGAAGTGCCGATCGAAGTAATAATTTCAACTGTAACTGCAGTAGCATTTACGTATCCAGTACCATACGGCACTAAGGCCCAACCGTTTGAACTAAAAGTAGACGTACCTTGGGCAACACTTACAGTTGGAGTAACAATTGCGGTATCATACGAACCGAAAGGGGTGCCTTCAATGGGAACTAGGGTGGGAGTCGGGGTCGGGGTAGCGGTCGGAGTCGGGGTCGGAGTAACTGTCGGGGTCGAGGTCGGAGTCGGGGTCGGAAGAGTAGTACCAAGATACGTTAACAAACAGTTACAAGAATTATAGATATCACATGTCGGCTCGTATGGGTAACCGTCAGCGTCAGTATAATTATCGACAACGTATTGAGCCCCACCACATGACCAAGTTTCTGTAACTAATACATGACTTGTTGTCCAATAGCTAACATCTGTGCTACCGCAGTCACAGTCTAGACGCCAGATTGTATTATAATAATTCGCCATCTTGTTGAGTATTAATTAATTGTGCGCTTAAAGACGTATAGTATAAAAGTTTTCTTTGAACCATTAAGGGCTGTATATACTCACTAGTGAGATCTCTATCTTTATACCCGGGCGGTACAGTATAATTTTCATAACTAATATCTTTAATAATAACACTAGTATTATCAGTAAAATAGGCGGTAACAGTCCGGTTATTCGGATCGTCCATAATTTTTTTTACTTTATCGACAGTGGGGAGCATAATTAAAAGTTTATAATAGAAGTATTTCTAGTAACTTCTAGTTCAACGACCACTCTTGTCATTAGCTCTTCTATATCGTTTAAATAAACTGTTTCAAAAGGCTTAACGGTAAAATTCTTTGTAGTTGATATTATATCGTTTTGCGGATAAGATGGATTAAATACAATTAAAGATAAACCATTAGTAGATTGATCTTGATTGGTTGTAGTGATTTGCTTTACCCCGTCTAGAGCTAAGATACTACCGGTAATATCTGTAAGGTTAACTGTAAAACCTAAAGTGATATTAATAGGACTAAAGTACGATTCAAATATACTCTGTATTTGATCTTTAATAACACTCGGCGGTATTTTTGAATCTCTTTGAAGAGTGACAACAAGTCTAGAGTTTGTAATGTCAGTCGGGTCTACTGAATCTTTACCAAGACCGATAGTAACTGCTTTATAAACCGGGTCCATTATTACTATTTCTGATGTTAATGTTTTTTTATCGTTAACAGAGGAAACAATCAGTTGTTTTTGAGATGGTGTTAAATAATTTACGTAATTATTTGTAATAAGCTTTGTAGCTTTAGGTAGAACATACACGTATACATTATTAAAGTTACAGGCATCAGCAAAAGCCATTTGATTGTAGAGTACTCTATAGTCTTGACCAGGGTTAGTTAATCCGATATCATATAGATATTTTAAGTGCCCATTTACATACTCATTATTATTGAGTACTTTAACATCGTTAATAATATTAGCAAAAGAGTTCTTAATAAATGCTTGGTAGTCTGAGGCTGTAACTACTCTAAATTGAGATCTAAATGTGGCTGGAGCGTTTGCACGAATGCTATTAACATCTTCTGCAACAGTATAGGAAGTAGAAATGTTAGTATTAGCAAATTGTAGATAAAGAATGCTTGTATCGTTTAATAAAGTTAAATCTGGACTAATAACATCGACCTTAATGTTATTAAATTGACCGGTAGAGTATAAAACAGCGGGTTGTCCATCGATAATACCAGAACCTACCTCTCCAGCTAAACCAAGAGATTGTAGGTAGTATATAGCTACAGTATCTCCGGTTGTTAACTGAAGACCGTTAATATTATCACCAAATTTTATTTCGTAATTTTTATTACCGTTTAAACGCACTTCAAACTTTTGGGCTGTAGCGTTTTCAAGATAAAGAGACTCTGAACGGGACCATTTAGACCATTTACCAGTATTAATACTCTTTACATAGACATCTATGTTAAAATGATCTATAATGGTATTTTCACCAGGTACAAGGAACACTATTTCATTAGACTCACCACGGGAATTATAAAGCGGATACTCTATATAAGAACCTTGATATAAAAGATATTGGTCCCCTACTGAAGTTAGGTACTCAGCACCATTTTGTATAGTCTTAGTAAAAGTAACATCGGTATTAAATGAATAAGTAGCATTGCCTGCTCTAATAAAAGTATAACGCGGAACCGTATAGGTACCGTATGTAAGATCTGAAGTAGCAGAGGTTGTAAATGAAAGAGTAGAGGTTTGATTACCAACCGGGGAGTAATTTATAAGACTAACAATACGATTAATGTTTTCATAAATCTGGGACTCACTGAACATAGATTCAGTTGAAGTCTGATTAAGATAGTACATTAACGTGTGGAACGAATAAGCGATAATATTGTTAATTGCAGCAATATTAGAACCTTCAAAATATTGATCTGTAAATAACCCGCTATCAGTAAGACGTTGACGGATAAAGTCTCTTAATGAAACAGCGTCAAAAGCAACATATTCGTTCTTTTTTATGTCTAGGTTAAGACTGTCTGTTGAATTGCTTGTTGCCATATATTATAAGAGGTTAAATCCGTTTTTTGTAAGCGCACCTGTAATGCTAATATTACTGTTTAATGAAGGTATAACCATACTTAATGTTACAGTATACATTTGCTCGTCTATATTCACTTCTACGTTTATGCCTGATATAGTTACCCGAGGCTCATACACTTTAATGCCTTTAAAGATTCTATCCCCGATAAGCTGAGCTATAACATCGGATGCTGGCTCAAACAGGTATTGAAGCAAATTTAAACCGTAATCCGGATTTAATAAGTTTTGACCTGGCATTGTGTTAAATAAATTAACAATAGAGTTGTTTATAGCTGCTAGATCATAATCAACACTAACATCTCTTTTAATAGGGTTTGTAAAATCTAAATGAAGATCCGCGTAAAGATGTTTATTAACAGTAATTTGCGAACTTGGTGCTAATGTATTGAAAACGAGGCTTGCCATACTAATTACTTAGGATTAGGCTGTAAAAGCCATAAGTAATATTATACCTTTTATGAAGAACAGTAAGTTTATATCTCTATACGAAACTATTTATGATCGCTACAAGCAAGGCGCAGGGTTCTTGCAAGGTGATGTTGTTAAGCTTAAGAAGGACTATAAATCTGCTGAAGGATATAAATCCCTAACAGAGATGTTAAGACAGCGTTTAGACGACGCAGAAAAGTCGGGCTATAACTTACGTATCGGCAGATTACATACCCCGCAAACTAGCGCGGGTTCTATGGGTATTAATACAAGCTTACCTGCAACTCATGCTGACCTCTACCAAGAACCGTCTCCTGGTTCATTCGGTAACTTAGTTACTATTCCGATCGACTTAATTGAATACGTAGATACTGGTATTAATTTGCCTGAGGTTTCATCTAAAAACAAACGTCCAAATAAAGATTATATTAAGCCTGGTAAATGGAAGGCTAATAAAGACGAACCAGAAACAAAAGAGCAGAATCACTTAAGTCACGAGCAAAACTGGGTAAAGAAAGGGGATTACGAACTAGCTACTAAGAATAAAAAGCCTTCTGTGGGCGGGAATAGTTACGACGACGAAAAACCTTCAAAATTTAAACCTCTTAAAGGTACTAAAAAATTAACTAGAGAATCAGTAGGTTTAGAAGGTATCTACACTCAAATGATTACGGAAGACGCTACTAACGATGTAAATCCACAAGGCTATTCTATGCCGGCTGAATGTAAAGTTAACGGGAGAGAAGTAGACGTCGGTAGTTTAGAAGTTGCTGGTGTCGATGCCAGTGACCGTCCAGATTTTACTGGTGCTTATGTTTCAGGTGGTCGCTTCACAGACGGTACCCCAATGAGTGATGCTGAATTAGAATTATTTAATAGTCAATATAGTGACATGGCACAAGAGTTAGCACATGACCAACTTGTTGGTAACGCTGATTCTATGAATGACATCGATGAAGCAGATGTTGCTCCAAACTCTAGCGGCTCAGAGCCAGCTGGGGAAGTAAATCCAAGTCCAGAAGATAGAGAACAAACTTCAGCTCTTTAAAACTGGCTTAAAGCAATAAGACAGCTAAAGAAATTGATCTCTTGATCCATAACTAAAGCGCTTCTATATAAAGACTCTGAGACTTGCAGCAATGCAAGTCTTTTTTTGTCTTCAGGTAAAGAGCTCTTATAAACGGCATTAAACAGATCTTTTAATAATTTAGGATAGTCATTACCGAATGTTTGCTCACTTTCAATAACGAACTTACGTATAGACATTAAGTCGTCTTTAGAAGATAGTTTCTCCAGGATATCTTGTGCGAATCCCTCATTATTAATAGTGGCTTGTAGATTGAGTGTGTTATTGATTACACTACGTTGTATGTAGTTTATAATACGTCTTAAATCAGGGTAATAATAGCGGATAACCTCTTTAACCCGATCTACTTGATCAGCAGCTACTGTAACCTGCTCCTGTTGTAGAATATAGATTATTCGCTTAGCATATTCCCTAATAGGAGGAGTAAAATCAGTGAAAACTTGACAACGAGATTGAATGGGCTGAATAATACGATGTAGATAGTTACCAGTGAGAATAAAACGGGTGTTACCGGAGTATTCCTCCATAACGTTACGCAGCGCTCTTTGACCAGCGTCAGTAAAGTTATCGAACTCATCCAAAAAGATAACCTTAAGCTTTCCGTCCAGGCTCTTAGTCTGTGCAAACGTAAGAATGGAGGTACGAACTTCATCGATACCGTTCTTCTCACTAGCGTTAATGTACAAGTATTGTGCATCTAAAATCTCATTTATAATAACCTTAGCTAAGGTAGTCTTACCAGTACCTGCATTACCTACTAGCAACATATTGGGGATCTCTTGCTTACGTCTGCACTCTTCTACAAACGTACGCAGAGTATCAGAGAGAACCATATCGGCCAGTTTAGTGGGCCGATATTTTTCTACCCAAATGTTTTGAAGTTGCTCGTTAATTGTCATTATTCAAGGCGAGCTGGTTTATTATCAACCATGACTTCGCTAAAGCACTCGAGCTGCTTAAACATATCTTGATCAATAGCATCAGACGAACCAAAGCCCTTTTCCCCGCGTTTTGATTCACTCACTACTTCTGTAAACTCAACATTAGCTTGAATAAGCGGGTATACAATAAGTTGAGCGATTTTATCTCCTGCTTTAATTATAACGTCTGTATCGCTAAAGTTA